CTCGCCTAGAAGATATAAGGGAAAATCAGGAGTATATTGAAAAGAATAAAAAGCGTGAAGAGTATACAAGTACCCTAGACGCTATTTATGACATTTTCCATCCTTCCAAATTTCCAAGAGCGTTGATTCAGACCTACAGCTCTACTGTAACTGAGTATATGAATGATGTATTGGCTTCATTTGATTTCCCATACACAGCCAAGGTAAACGAAACATTCGGAATTGATATCTTCAATGAAGAAGGTTTGCAGCTGCCTGCTGTATCAGGCGGCCAGCAGGTTATGGTAGGCTTTAGCTTACGTCTAGCGCTCCATAACATGTTCGTAGGAGCATTCCCGTTCATGATTGTGGACGAGGGCAGCTATGGCCTTAATGCAGAAAACAGTAAGAAGTACTTCGAGATTATTCGAAGCCTAAACAAAACAAGCAAGTTCAAGCAGGTGATAGTCATCGACCATCATCCTGAGTTGAGCGATTATGTAGACAACACTATTAACTTATGAGCACTAGAACACAAACAAGAACAAGAAGCGTCACCAAAGGGAACGTGACTATCCGTAAAACTGTGACAATCAGTAAAACAGTTAAAAGAAGAAAATGAGTTGCGTCAAGCGCCCATGGACGATTACTATGGACAAAACAAGAATGGTCGTGTCTCCGCCCATGGGTCCAGGGTTTTCAATAGAAGAAGCTGAAATGGCTGACTCTATGAGTATCGCGTTTTCAGCATTCGATGAAACTGGAGAGGATTACGCTATATTCACTCTACACAAAAAAGACGGTGAAGTGCAGGCAACAAAAACCATAAAAGTCTATTAGCATGAATAAAACATCCGCAATTAAAAAATTACTACAAGGAGCTGCTCTTGAGCTTAGAGAATTTGCAAAAGAAGCAGTTGTGCAAGTTTTGCACGAGCAGGCAGATAAAATGAAATTGTCTGTAGAAGAAGCTAAGAAAACTCGCCGCAGACGGGTTTTTAACAATAAATGAAAATAAGCGTCGTTAGATTTGATGGAGGGCTGCAGATAAGTCCCTGCCCTATGTATCTGCATAAATTCCTCAGATACCATCATAGGGAAATGAAGAGCATAAACTATCGCCGCGAATGCGTATTCGTGGAGAAGCTGCTGTATGCTACAGGACAAAATGGAGAAATATTTACTCTACCTGGGTTCTACCACGAACTGGTAAAGTTGATACATAAGAATCTGGATACTGTCGAATCTAGCGATTTAAGGACACCGCTGCCAGAGCCTGACTGGAAAGCAGTTAGAAAAATCAAGCTGCGAGATTACCAGCAGGAACCTACCCTTGATATGATATTCAAGGGAATGGATGACAGTGGTGTTGTAAATGCGGCTGGAGGGTTTGGAAAAACGTTTATCCAGGCTATCACATATGCAGCATGGAATAGTTTGAATACAATCCTGACAATCCCTCTTAAGCAGGTAGCTCTTCAGACGCACAAAAAATTCCAGATGCTATTCCCTGACAAGCATATCGGGCTTGTCGGGGATGGCAAGCACGACATCAGCAACGATATAACCATATCGACATTCAGGTCGCTAGCTAACTGCGCTCTTGAAAAATGCGAACTGCTGCTCGTGGATGAAATGCAGTCCGCAGGACAAGAGACATTTCAAAATGCCCTAAAACAGATGCGTCCTCGCAGAATTTTCGGGTATTCTGCAACTACAGAAGGTATTTTTAACAACACAGACAAGCTGTTAAAAGGCTTGTTTGGTCCTGATTTGATTTACTTTCCGTACGAGGATGCTGAGGAGGCCGGTGCGGTTGTGCCTGGTATGGTGTATATGGTCAAGTTGCCTGACTTCCTAATCATTGATAACTACAACAATTTTGACGCCAAGCTCAAGCACGGGATCAAAAGGTGTGATAAGCGTAATGAGCTGGTAGGCAGGGCATGCGCTCTAATTCCAGATGAATGGCAGACAATTGTGTTCATTGACCATGTTAAAGATCATTTGATTCCTATGTATAAATATATGCCTAAGGAGACAAAGTATCTACACAGAGAGTCTAGCAAGAAGAATGTAGGAGCATTTGCACTTACAGCAAAGCAGCAGAACAAGACAATCGAAGAGTTTAGTAACAACGAATTCAAAATACTTATCGCTAGCGATGCGTTTAGGGCAGGCGTAGACATCCCCAATTGTAGGGTAGTTGTGCAGGCAAGCGGAGGCAGCAGTAAGGTTGAAGTACTTCAGGAAGCATACAGGGGAAGCCGCATATTAACACCAGAACAGCGTGAAAAATTTGGCTTGCCAGAAAAAACGCATTTTGTGCTTGTAGATTTCATGGATAATCATGATCCTACATTAGAGGGAATGGCAAAGAAGAGGATGCAGTACTACCAAGAGCAAGGCTGGACGATTAGGGTAGTTAATCGCCCTGAAGAAATTGATTGGCATAAACACAAGTAATATGACTTACAAAGAAAAAGACAGGCTGCAGCGCGAGCAAGATATAGCCCGTGTGGAGCATACGCTAAGCGTCCTGAAAGCTTATTGGCTAGAAAGACCATATCTAAGATTAGGGCAGCTAGTTTCGAATGCTTTCTATGTACTGCCCGAATACACTAATCCCGAACTTGATATAGCAGATATATTCTATCTGCCAGATAATAGACTGCTAGAAGGATTGTCAAAACTAACAGAAGGAGAACGTGAATCAACGAGTAAAAGATCTACTGAAGCTTAAGTTTGGTAAAGTTAAAGGGGTCTCGGGAGGAGGTTATAGAATAGCCTGCCCCACCTGCGATCCTAAACATAGCCAAAAGATGAAAAGGTATGTCAGCCCAGGCTGGTCTGACAGCAACTGCTTCATCTGTAACGAGAGAATTCCGCTAGCTGAACTTCTGGGTGAAAACATCGTATTCGACAGATCCGAGTCTGACGATGCTGACATACAAGAAAATAAGTATGCGAAAATCCTTCCGTACGGCTCAGCAATAAAACTGTCTCAGATTAACGACAGCACTCATCCTGTGATGCAGTTTATGCTCAAAGATCACCTGAGCAATTTTGAATATTATGATAGCCTAGGAATACGCTATATACCTTTAAATGGAGGTATGAACCTGCATTTTGATAACAGTAATTTTGTTGTAAACACAGCAGAATCACTGTTCTTTCCGGTTTTTGCAAAAGACAATTCGTTTGCAGGTTGGCAGCTGAGGTTTATACCTGGCACATGGAATGGTGATAGGTTCCAATTCATGAGGTATATGCACCTGTTCAACAAGGGCAATCATCTGTTTAATTACGCTTTCGCAAAACAATACTCTACGGTAGTTGTTGTAGAAGGCGTAAAAAAAGCACTAAAGCTGGCTAACGCGGTGGCCACACTAGGAAAGGGAATCTCCTCTACGCAGAAACAGCTGATTCAAGAATGGAGGAATATCACGCTTATTCTGGATGGTGAAGATTCTACACAGCAGTTGGCCAGCGAGATTCAGCAAGAGTTTATACAGAATGGTAGAAAATGTATAAACATTGATTTGAGAAAATATGGTTTTGAATCTCCCGATGAAACAACTACCGAGCAGTTAGAGCAAATTATAAAAACTGAACATGACCAAGGAAGAGGATAATATACAAAAAACAGTTGAAGAATTAGTTTATTATTACGAGCAGAAGAAGAGGTTGCACACGAAGAGCTACGCATATTTGTCTAGCGAAAAAAATGATAAGTACTTTCGTGACGCTGCGGAATACTGTATAAAAAATCATGTATCCCCAGGGTCATACATATCGGCAGTGTATGATAATTTTACAGGCAAGAAGGCGTTCTTCGGGCCTAAGAACATACAGTCTAGCGTGGCTGAAAAGCATTTCAAGAACCTGCTCGCTGATGGTGGAGACTTCTATACTCCAGAATTAAATAACCACAACCTGGACTATGATAAAATTTGGAACCAGCAGCTAGATATGGCTGGAGACTATATGTCCTTTGGCCTAAAAATTGAAGATATACTGAAAGACCCTAAGCTTAAGTTTTTCGCGTGGTTTAGAATACTTGCAACCACTCAAAGAAACGAGGAAATCATTCGTGAGTATATTCATATCGCGAAAAAAGAATTAAATCCCAGGCTTGTAAGCTACCTAAGGCAGAACACCGAGCTAGACGTAAATAGACTTTTATGAGTAACTATAATGATGCAGATTATATTGAGCTAAATATACGTTGCCTATACAGAGACAAGAAGGTGCTTCAGAAGGCGCTGGATCTGGATGTAAAGCCCGAAGACTTTGGGTCAATTGATATATACAAGCTGTTTGTCGAGGCCGCTCTAACCGTAGGAGAAGCGCCTATAAATCCGAAGCTGTGCTTGACTACAATCAAGCCCCTCTTTAAAAAGTATAACATATTAAATACAGATCTTGATACTATACTTAAGTTTCACGACTTCATATACAATGATGACCCTACCAACTCAGACTATTTACTGAGGAATCTTGCGGATTTCGTAAGATTCAGACGCTACCAAACTCTGAGGGCAGATAAGATCAGTTCTCCTGAAGAATTGGTCAAAGAAGCATCCAGGCTAATCGCAGACATTGAGACCAGAGATAATTCTGCCGAGGTTGCAGTATTTACTCCGTTTAAAGACCTGGTTGTACTACAGCACAAAGAAACTATTCCAACAGGGTTTAATGCAATCGATTCTGAAGCGCGAGGATTAAACTACCAGGAGTTGGCATTGATTATTGGGCATAGCGGTTCTGGCAAGACAGCTATGGCTGTATATTCGGCCATACAGAGCGCAAAAAGAAACCGCAAGGTGCTCTATCTAAGCCTTGAGGAGCCTGCTGAGAATATCTGCTCTCGCATATACAGTAACATATTCAGAATACCATATACCGACCTGCACAAAGGCTCAGTTCTCAAGCAGGAGGATTTGCGAGAAGCTTTTTTGCAAATGCCTGAAGTGGAAAAAGCAGGTATGCAGAATCTGCAGGTACACGATCTGAGGTATGTAACTCCTGTAACGTGCAGATATATCCAGAACTATCTGGATCAGCTGTATGAAAAAACAGGGTATCATCCTGATGTGATATACATAGATCAGCTGGACTATATCACCAGCATTCAAAAATGCGACCAGCAATGGCAGAAGTATGAGCGCGCAGCTTTCGAGGTAGACGAGCTGTGCGACCATCTGATTGGCGGTGAGCATAAGTTCAGCGTGTTCCTGCTTCATCAAGCAGCAGGAAAGATGACCAAGAGATATACCAATGCTGAGATATCAGGCTTCAAGGGAGTAATCAAACCTGCGGACATGGTATTGGCTATCGGTAGAGATTCTACGCAAGATGATAATGTTAACATATTTTCTCTAAAATGCCGTCATGCTAAAAATTTCCAGTATGAGTATCTGGCAGAACTAGAGTATATGAACTTCGAGCAGGTGGATAGTGCCGAGAAAGCCAGGATCAAGAAAGAAAGTCAGTCTAGAGAAAACATTACTCCGTCAGCATATAAAAACATACCTAAAAAGAAAACCCCTATGCTACCTTCCACGAGTTCAGGGTTTTTAGGAAATTAACATGAGTGAAAAATTACATATAGATACCAGTTTGGCTGAAGGTGCAACCCCAGAACTGCTGATCGTATTCTCGCATCCTACAAAAGATGATTTGGAGGCTAGAGCGTTCGGAAAGAAAGGTTCTGCAAAAGAAGTGCTGGATGCTCTTGATTTTGCGGGAATAGACTTGTCCAGGGTACACTTTACCGGAATGGTAAAATACGGAATAGGCAGCAAGCCAAAGCCTGCGGCAGAAGATATTGAATACTGGTCTAGTGCATTAGACGAGGAGATACTAAAGATACAGCCGAAACTCATCATGCCTATGGGCGCAGAAGCGTTCAAGAGGATCATGAAGTCTAACATGAAGATGGGAGACTATACTGGGGAAATTATAGACTCTCCGTACGGCAAAGTTCTGGCAAACTATTCCGCAGGCATGGTGGCAGTGGTAGATCCCACCAAGAGGCCAGAGTTCAAAGAGATATTCAAGCTCGCCAGGAGGGCGCTTGATAATAACATCAACTATGATGAGTATAAGTATATAGTTGTTGATGACCCTGAGGTAAACAAAGCTATTCTTCAAAAATATATTGATGAAGAAATGTTTAATATAGGCTATGACGCAGAATGGTTCGGCTCTAAATTTACTGACGATGAGGTGATGTATGAATTTCAGTATAGCTGTGCAAAAGATAAGGCGGTCATATTGAACATATCTAAAGACGGTGTTACTGAAAATTTAGAGCTGTTGAATACCATGAAGCTCATGCTCGAGCATCCTAAAGCCAGAAGGCTTGGATGGAATATTCGTGCAGACGACCTCAGGCTAAGATACCGAGGGTTTAATATACCTGATGAAACGCTTGCATTCGACGGAATGAAAGCTGTGGCATTCTTTGACTCTAGGCTCAGCAAGGGCTTGGAGACAGGCATCAAAACCTTCACAAACTATGCGCCATACTATACAGAGTTCAACAGGAAGATGAAAGAGCACAAGCTGGCTAAGAATGAGCTGGCTAAACTCAAATTTATAGAGCCTGATGTATACTACCGCTATTGCGCTGGAGATGCTGTTTCTCATAGAGAAGCCTGCCTCAATATGATGGAAGCGCTGCCTGAGAACGTCAAGAAGCCCTACTTTGATATATACTTGCCTCTCACAAGCTATTTCACAGACATGGAGCTTACAGGCATTCCTGTAGACAAAGAGGTACTGGAAGATATTACTGTAAAATATAGTAAGAAATACGATGAGTTGAAGGCCGAGCTGGTAGCATTTATCAAGGATAAGTTTGGAATAGACGACTTTAATCCAAACAGTTCACTACAGAAAAAGCAGCTATTGTTTGACACTCTCGGAGTGACCCCTGCCTACTATACAAAGTCTGGCAAGAGTCCTAAGAGTAAAGTGTGGTATGACATGCAGAAGCCGCAAACTCAAAAACTGTATGAGCCTAGCACAAATGGTAAAAGTTTATCGACGATTAAGTTCCAGCTTGAAGAACTGATTGCAGAGGGCAATAGTGACGAGCATACGCTAGATTCGCATAAAACCATATCTCTGCTGCTTAGCGTAAGCAGGGTGGGCGTGTTTGCTACTAAATTCTTATCTAAGAAGGGTGTTGCAAACGCTGGCGAATCTGAATTTGACGAGGATCATGATGAGCCTCTCAAACAGAGCTACTGGTCTGCCATATGCAAGGACGGTAGAGTTCATGCTAGCTTCTTTGAGTGTCTTAAAAACTTTAGGGCAAGCAGCAGCCCTAACGTACAAAATCCTGCGTCGAAAGTTTTGGCGTACATACCTGACATATTTGTTCCTGGCTACAGCAAGCTCACCAAAGATGAGCAGCAGCCATTTGATAAGCATCTGCCCAAGAATATCAGGAATATCTTCTACTCTGGAGATCCAAACTACTACTGGGTAGAACTTGACGTGGCGGGGGCAGATTTGGCGATTATGGCCTTCCTGTCTAAAGATAGAGACTTCATACACGATATACGTGCAGGAAGTTTCCATCAGACGAAGATGCGCGAGTACTTCAACGACCACACTCTGACCAAGAAAGATGTGTCAAAGTATACTATTGCAAAAAGTATTACTTTCAGGGTTTCATATACTGCAGGATTAAAATCTGCAGCAATACCTATCCAAGCAGACATCTATGCTGAGAACGGGCTGGCTGTAGGGCTACCTACAATCGAGTTTGCTCTGCAGACATGGGAGAGGTATACACGCTATATGGAGTTCAGAGATGATTGCACCAATGAAGTTAAGAGCCATAAGCGAATAACCAATGCTAGAGGGCTTGTGCTTGATTATGAGGAAACTGATAACTTTGGCATATTAGCAGGCTGGATGAATGAGAGCCTGGCATTTCCTGTAGCAAGCGAGTTGGCCTGGTTTATGTGGGAGGCATCTGTAAATCTAAAGAATACTCTTAAAAAAGAGAATCTTTGGATGGAGTATGTTTACCCTGTGAATACGGTGCATGATGCAGGCTACTGGCTGGTTCACAAAGATCTGATCAAAGACAACTATATCCAAGAGATACTCAAGCACACATTCTGTCATCAGACAAAGCTGGCCACAGGAGACAATGTTGGCTGCGAGCTGGCGATAATGGATAGATGGAAGGGTAAGGATAAGATATTTGAGAAAGAAACAGCTTGGAACTTCGATAAAAACATGTGGGAGTGGAAAGAATGAGTACGCTAACCAGATTTAAGCTTACCAATAACAGCAAAGTAAGATTCAAGGCAAATCACTGTAACACTTTCAGTCTGAAGCAGGGAGCCGCCGAAGATGGCGGTACCTGCCCAGGAATGACAGAAGGACCAGGAGGCTGTGGAGATAAATGCTATGATAAGAATCTCAGGAAGCTCTACAAAGCATATGCTAGTGTAGAAGACCATAATACTCAGCTTGTGATCAACAGCTCTAAAGATGATACATACAGCGTAATTAAAAACTCTGTAATATACTGGCTGCTAGGAGAGGGAAACAAACAACCCTATTTCCGCATCCATACAGGAGGAGACTTCTATAGCGAAGAGTACGCCAGTTGCTGGGCTAGAGTAATGATGGAACATCCTGAGGTACAGTTCTGGGCATATACCCGCTCATTGTTTGCTGTGCCTATTCTCGCGGAGGTGAGCAACCTAACTTTGTATTTGAGTTGCGATCCTGTAAACAAAGATAAAGTTATTAAAGCCTACGATGACTATAAACATTATCCTAATGTAGCTATAGCCTGGATGGGTAACGAGATTCCTGAAAATTTATTTTCAGATAAAGCTTTTTTAGTTTGCCCTGAAGTCACGGGTAAGCTAAAAAATAAAAAGACGGAAGGTGCATGCTCTAGATGCAGAGCTTGTGTTGACCGCAAACTAAAAAACGGAAAAATAAGACACATACAGTTCCCTATCCACAGGTAATATTCTGCAATGGTGACTGTATAAAACAACAAAAACAATTAGTATGACCAAGAAAACATCAGTAAAAAACAAATCCTGCACCACCAAGTGCACCACAAAAGCAACCTGCACAAAGAGCCCTAAAGTTTATCGCCAAGGCGATTTGCGCTATGTAAAGATCGCCGACGTTAAGCACTACTTTGTGTCAGACCTGGTTGCTCGCAATGGGCGCGGATTTGTTGACCGCCTGAAGAAGAAGCCCGTGAAGCTGCGCATCAAGGATAACAACAACAGCCAAGAACGCCGGCTTGTTAGTGCTACAGAAGCACGTACGTTAAAGCTAGTCTAATTTCCCTCCAAATGTTCCCCCCAGAACATTTGGTCGCAGAAAACAACAACACACAACTCAGTAAACTACTAATATTATTATGAACACATACAAAATCGAAATCGCAGACAAGACCGGACACACAACTGTAGCTGACCTGACGCTAGACCAGGCAGTAGACGGAATTCTGGAGCATGCCGAAAACAATGCCCGTTGGGTATTCATTAACGGTGAAAAGTTTGAGTTCCAAGGAACCAACTATCGTGCAGAAGAGAACCTCCAAAAGCTTCGCGGCAAACTCGAAGCCGTTGAGGATCCCGCTGTGCTACTGACCGGCATTCTGATTGGCGGGCGTAAGTAAGCCTGGACAGATCAAGCAAAATCAAACCCCCTGGTGAGCAATCATCAGGGGGTTTCTTTTTACCCTTCGGGGGAGACATACTAATTATAAATAATAAACACTATGGACCTACCTTATAAATCTTTTTTAAAAATAGCGAAACAAACACAAACATTAAGCAAGCACGTCAAGACAATGGACGTGAGCATCGATAAATCTACTGAATATGTAGATAATCAATACGTACCTACAGTAAAAGTAGCGTACACAAGTCTACACTTCGATACGGTGGCAGACATGCACGCCTATTCTAAGTATCTGCCGATACCTACACATAAACTTAAAATAGCATCAGACCTCAGATACCAAGATCTTGAATCAAACATAGCTCAACGTGGAGGCTGGGACAATACTCACGTTATGCAATTTTTAAGACAGGAGAGCTCTAAGGGCGAGCCTTCCGTAAAGCTTATCCCTGAAGAAACAGCGTATGCTTTTCGCCCTAATATAATCAAGATCGCTCCTATCGAGTATACAGAAGGAGACTATACATACAGAATTCTTACAAACCAGAGCAGTAAAAACTATAGTGCGCGTATTCGAGTTATAGCTAGAAACGATGAGCCTATTTACGATTACCTGGATAAAGGGTTTTTCGTAATGACTGTTACCGAAAAATCTGACGAACTATCTAAGCCTGCTTTTGTTGTGTCAGATAGTTATGATGTAAATACTGCACATATTTTTATGATGTGTAAGATGCAACATAACCTAATCAGTATGCTGAAAGACGAGTGCTTTGTGAGTAAGTATGATGCAGAAATGACTAAGCTCAAAATGCTCAGAAAGCTAACTCCTGAGGCTAAAGCGTTATACTTGAAGCATTCAAAGGCGATTGATGAAGATTATCGCAAGAATACTACACTGGTAGTAGTTGGGAAATTACTTGCTGGCGAAATTGAAAAAACTACTATTAGAGAAGTGGAATTTTCAGCTACAACAGCGAAGTATGAGAATACTGAAATTGAAGCTGAGGATCTCATGACTGTACTGTCAAAAGACCTTGATTTTAATAGCGAGTTCGACATCTATGCCGTGGTTCAACTCTATGCTAATTATGCGAAAACGAACCTGGCCGCCAAGCGCTGGAGTTACACAGAAATCCAGGACATTAATGCTGGTGCGAATGAGCTTAAACAGAAGAGTATACCCACGTTTAAAATCAACGGAATCGGTATATCTGCAGCAGTTTCTTATTCTGGGCAAAGGTACTTAAACAATATCAGGATTAACCATGACGAGGTAGCTCAGGCGATATCTCGCGCTTCCTGCTATAGATCAGCCGAAGACTATAGCCTGTTCCTCAAGAGCATCAGCCGCATGAGTATTAGGAGGCATGATATTATCGCGAATGGTCTACAGGTAAAGATTCACGCAGGCATGAGCGGAGATGAATACAGAGAAGCTACTCCCGGCCTAAACGCTCCTGCGCTTAAGTTTGTAATTGATAAGCAAGATAAACGTATCAAGCTGTATATTGATGAAAATCGACAAGTGCCTGTAGATATCAGCGGGCTGATCAAGAAGGTGCAGACGATCAACTCAAAAACAAACAATAGATCGTTTTACGATAAATCAGAAAACGCATATCAGTATATCAACAGAGATCATATCTGGGCAGCTAAAGAGCTTACCAAAGCCCTGATTGAGTTTACTACGTTCCCCGTGAAGTTTAAGAATTTGGAGGACGGTACAGTAGTCGAGAAAGATGAGGTACTGATATCTAAAGACGACGTCGCTAAACTGTTGAAGGTAGTTGATGACCAGAACAAAGCTAAAATCGAAAGATCTAAGCAGTTCTTGAGTACTGCAGTAAAGCTTACAGGAGCTGAAGAAATTGAGTTCTTGGGACAAAAGGCCTATAGGGTAAAGGGCGGCCTTAGAGAATACGCTATAGTCATTAGTAACGCCAAGGTCTATGATTATGAGACAAAACAATATCGCTGTATTGTTAATGACAGGCATTATAAAGGTGCAGGTTATGACGACGTAGCCAGCAGACTATTGGCTCTCAAAAACGACTCGGTAATGCAAGATCATATCGGCACACTAAGAGGCCAGGCCCAGCCAGGAGCTGAGAACGCTCATAATGATTACAGACCTGAGCGCGACGTTCAGGACATAATCAGCCCAATCGTAGATAAGGCATTTGAAAAAGTATAATTATGTATATATTTAGATACGGCATAGAGTCATTCGTCAAAGCTATATTAAAAGCTTCTGAAGAATGTGCCAGCACACAAGAGGAGGAGGGCGGCTTGATCCTAGAGAAAGAAAGCGTCTATGAATTCGTGAGGGTGAAAAATCTTTACGAAGGAACAGACAGGGCTTCAGGATTGTATGAGACAGATCAAGAGGAATTGTCTCAATTAGTGTTCTCAAGAATATGTAAAGGCTGGAAGATGCACGCCAGCTTTCATACTCATCCATCATTCAGCCCTACTCCCAGCAGCCTTGATCTTGATAAACTGTTCCAGGGCTTCAGATACAACATAATATGGTCACCAGTACATAGAACCTTTTCCTATTCTCAATGGATTGGAGAAGATTCTTACGTTACGTATTTACCAATTAAAACACTAGAAAAACTTAGCAAATAACATGAAATTAGACAAAATTGCTATTGCAGGCGCAGGCGGTATCGGCTCTAATCTACTAGGCATATTGTTTGATTATGGCTACAACCGTAAACAGTTCAGCTATATGGATACCGAAGTGGATATCTATGATGATGATACTGTGGACATTAAGAACCTGCTTCATCAAAACTTTAAAATTGATGATGTAGGTAAACATAAAGTAAAAGTGCTTGAAGATAAGTATATTGTTCATGGTATTACTCGTAGAATGACAGTGGATGACTTCAGTAAATACAATGTCATCTTCAGCTGTGTAGATAGCATGGCATTCAGGAAAAGCCTGTACGAGTATGGCTGGAGCACTAGTAAAGATGAGCTATTCTGGGTTGACGGCAGATGCACCAGCAGGCAAGGTGCATTGTTGACATCAGATGCGCTTAAACCCGCGCTAGAGCCGTTTATTAATGATTCGCAGGAAGAAGGCGGTTGTCTTCTAGCCTACGAGAAAGAGCAGAACATCAGTCATACGCTGCCCACAGTGGTTGCCGCTATGATGGTGCAAGCATACCTGAATAAGCTTAGAGGTCAGCAGACGTTTAAATCAGTATTCATGGTCTGATGATCTGTAAAAAACATAAAGATACACAGAAAAAACTTGCTGAAGAACATTTAGTGCATATCCTTGAAAAGACATGCTTGTCGCTAAATATAAGATTAGAGGAATGGAACCTCGACAAAGAGCTGTTCGTAGCTATTGTCACAAATCCGAAAGTAGATTCAGCAGCAGTACGCCACAATCTAGCTATGTACGACACATGCTATGATATGGCAAAAAAATTGAACATTAAGATAAATACAAATCTTAAATGGTTCACAAACATCAACTAAACTAGAAACTAAACTAAAACTAAACTAAATTATATGGCTATTATCGCACCATCACTAAAATTCGAAGGCTCTGACTTAAACCTCTCGCAATCCGCATCAGCGTATCTCAATGAGAATGTAAGAAAGGCTGTCTTTAACAAAAGCACAAACAAAGATGGCGCCTACCTGTATTTTCTTCCTGCCTACAAGGCGGATTATGCAGGCAACGGCGTTTGGTACAAGAAGATCTACATCCGTGACAATTTTGGCACAAACTACAAGGAAAAGTATTTTGTAGCTAACCGCGCCACGGACCCTGCAGAGTACTTTGCAAATAACTTCAGGGTGCTTTATCCTGAAGATGCTAAAGTGGTAGATCAGGACGTTAACGGCAAAAAGTTCAAGAAGTATCCAAATTATGGTCGTGCGACTGAGCGTGTGCTGTTCAATGTTGCGTTCTCTCAGAATCTTTCTGCCGGGGCGCATGTGCTTGACCTGCCTCTCAGGAATGGCGCAGACAACCTGATGAACTGGCTGGAAGGCCTGGACATGCATGGTAAGGCTCGCCAGCCAATCAATCATCCTTCGCATTGTGTTCCTGTGTTTGTTAAGCTCAAGGAAAACAGTGCAAATCCATGGATGATTCAGGTAGAAGGCAATGAGGCTGTATCATTGCCTGAACAGCTCGCCGACAGCGAGTATCTGTACAATCTGGACGAAATCCTGGTAACCAAGACAAAGGAAGATATTATCGCAAAACTTCGTGAGATGTATTCTTCTGAAGTTTTTGATGACTGTATGGATGGTTTCCCTGGACTGACTAGAGCCTCCTCGCAAGGGGCAGTAGTCACGAAAGCTGCAACCACATCACGCCCAGCCGCAAGAGAAGAGCAAGTCGCTCAACCTGCTGCACCTAAACAATTAGCTCCAGTTATTGATATCCCGAGGGCTACAATAGATATTCCTAAGGCAAATATCTCTGCTCCTGTAGCTGCAGTGAATCCTCCTGTAGCTGCAATAAATACACCTACTGCAGCAGATATCGCAAGTTTACCTGCTAATCCAATGGCGAGTGCGCGGTTATCTAGGGAAGAAGCATTACGTTTCATCAGCCAAGAATAACAATATATAAACTATGGATTTTGACGGGTATTTTAATTCAGTAAAGAAAAGTTTCGAGAAAACGTTTAAATCTGGCGGAGTAGCGCTTGAATTAAATACCGTAGATAAAGAGTTACCTCCAACAGGGATTATACTAGATAATCCTCTGTTGGAGTATGCATTCGACCGGCGCTTTATGGCGTACGGTCGGTGCTATCTCATCTATGGTAAAAAAGGTTGTAGTAAAACAACCATGTTGTTTGATCTAGCCAAGATATTCCAGAAGGCTGGAGGGCGTATGGTCTGGGTAGAGACAGAAAATGCTCCAGACTTCAGATATATGGAACTGCAGGGTGTCGACCCTACCAAAGTACACTATCACAACCCTAAATCTCTTGAGGAGGCTCTGACGTTGTGTCAGAACATCATCGAGAATTTTAGTAAGTACAGTGATGGTAAAACTCCGCTGCTTGTGGCTCTAGACAGTATCGCGGGAGGCTGTCCAGAGTATGAGCGTGAGCAGGACGTGGTAGGCCAGACCAAGGTAGGCGAGCATGCTAAACTCATGAGCGCCTTCTATCGCAGGATCACGCCATATCTAGAATGCGAGAATATGGTGTTCGTTGCCACCAATCAGCTGAAAGAGCAGATTGGTGGAATGGGAGGCTTCGGGCAGGAAAAGCCTGAAGCATTGATCGGTGGCGATGCCCAGAGGTTCAACAGCACCTATCAGTTCAAGGTGGCCAGGATCAAAGACAATCTGGAAGAAGATCATATGGGCGTAAAGCGCAAGGCAGGCTCTACGCACACTCTTGTAGTCAAGCGTAATAAGCTTGGGCGCGAGGGAAACAGTCAGAAGATTGAGTTTGATATCCACATCAAGGGAGGCATCGACTGGTACTCTCCTTTGGTGCGCCTTCTGGCTGAAGATTATCCTGCTCTTGTAGGAAAGTCTGGAGGATGGTATACTTGGAAGACCGAGGGTACCTCCTTTAGCATAGATGTTGAGGGAGTGCCCACAGACGGTGTGATAGATGTTAACAAGAAGTTTAGAGAGCATGAGCTTGGTTATATTATTAAAAACAGTCATGCCGCGAAAGAAATGATTCGCGATGCCTTTGCTGTTCCTCCAATGCATAATACTAGCGTAGAAAAAGAGATTGAAAAAGCTAACAAAGCTAAAAGAAAACGCGCCAGCGAACTCGAGGAGCAGGTTGAAGATATGGTGCACGAGCTGGAGCAGAGATCAAAGATACTATAATTGTTAGACGATGAGTACGGAATATCTTAAGAAGCTTGAAGAAATTCAAAAATTGATAAGTAAAATGGATCTTCCTGCTTATCGTAAAACAGTTAAGCACAATGACGATGCCAGGTGGCTTAAGAATAATCTAGCGGTAAAAAACGCTAGCCACAAACACTACAAAGAAGTTATGCTGTTGTTGGAGAACTTAATCTAATTATGAATGTTTATATAGGTTTCGATAATGGAGTTACCAACAACGGCATAGGTGTAGTTACAGCCGACAATAGGTCCGAGCTAATCACTCTACCTACCCGAAGAGAGCTGAGCTACACGAAAGAGGCCAAGCATATCACCAGAATTGATTTCAATGCGCTATGTGAAGTTTTTGAGAAATTAAAAGCCCGCTACATCGGAGATCAATTTATGGTGGGACTGGAGCGCCCCATGATAAATAGCACGAGGTTTAACGCCTCGCTGTCTGCTGTACGGGCGCTTGAAGCCACACTGATTGCAGTAGAGCAGTTTCAGTTTAGATATGAATATATTGATAGCAAAGAATGGCAGAAAATGCTACTTCCTAAAAATATAAAAGGTAGTGATGATCTGAAGGCCGCTAGCCTCGACATAGGCAAGCGTATGTTCCCCCATTTGAACATAAAGAAGGACGCTGACGGTCTGCTGATCGCTGAGTATATGCGCAGGCAATACCGCAAAAACTAGCCGTACAGCATATAGAGCAACAAACAACATATGCCAAAAACTACTAAAATAAACAACGAAAAATTAAACCGAATCCGAAAGATTGCTGGTCTTAGGGCGGCAGCGACTAGAGCCAGGAAGAGGATCGAACAGGCTATCAAAGACCGCCGGTCTATGGCAGCTAAAAAAGCAGTAGAAACTCGACTCAAGAATAAAGCTTTACTTAAAGACTCTCTGGCGTAATAATTCGATCATGAATAATGACGAAGACGACGACTCAGAGCTCTGGGATGAAGATTCTGAAGATTCTCAGCCCGTCTCCAAAGAGTATGTAGAAGAGCAGATTCAAAAAATGCTCCGCAGAATGGAGGAAAAAGCAAAGCAAAAACTGCACTATCTAGAATCAGAGGGGTTTGTGCAAAAAACAGAAATCCCTGGAGTGTACGAATATACTCCAGAAGGACTGGTTATAGTTAGAGAGCAGTACAAGAAGATGATGGAAGATATGTGATTTGGGTAACCACGACCCCACTGGTAATAGGTTGGACTGTAATTGGAATGTAGCAGTCTGTAAATCCTGCCCAAAAGCGACACCTGCCTCTCTGGATTCTGGAGTGCAAGGACTGGGAATACCCGGTCAACGAGTGGTGTGACACTGGGAGAGACTAGACAATTTCTGATTAAGCAAATCAGATAATTAAAATTGACCATGAATGAAACAACTTAACTTTTTGGTCGGCTATGAAGATATAGCAATAAAAGCTAACGATAATATCATAGTCGAAGATCAACGACAATTTTGGGATAAAAATTATAAGGTACTCCCTTCACCAAGCAGAAACCCAGACTACGCTATAGTTGAAAACTTTTTCATAAATCTAGACTATACAAAAGTATTAGCATATAAAGATTACTGGCAAGACATAGCGCCCAAGAACGACAGTGAATCCTTCCAGAGGTGGCTGTTTGCGTTCATGAGTGTACACACTTCATGGAAGTCTAACATTGTAGGATATCTTGCAATCAAAGATTGGTGGCGCTGGATTAATAAGCCTGACGAGCTGCTGGCCAGATTGGAAAAAAGCAGAGTAGGCCTTCAGCATAACAGATTAAAGTACATAAATATATTTGCTGATTTGTTTTGGCAAAACCCATCAGACTATAAGAAAAAAAGTGATGAAACATGGGTAGATTTAAGAAACAGACTTAAAGGCGGAACGGTAGGTTTAGGGTTTGCAAAAACGAGCTTTGCTCTGGAAATGTGTTATCCTAACAAAGCTAAAATAACCTGCCTTGACACGCACATGTTTCAAGCTTATGGTTTAGATCAAGTAAAAGATATAAAGCATTACAAAACAATAGAACGGCACTGGGTAGACATGTGCGGTATGTGGAATATTCCATCGTATATAGCTAGATGCTTGTACTGGGATACTAAGCAAGGTTATAATGATAGCCGCTATTGGAGTCATGTTTTAGAAAAATAGCTTATAATGATTGATCGCGGGATAGTGAAGTGGTAAAACAGGAGTCTCATAAGCTCCAGTCCCAGGTTCGATTCCTGGTCCCGCAACCAATTTAAATAAGGCCAGCATAGCTCAGTGGTAGAGCATTGGTTTTGTAAACCAACGGTCGTCGGTTCAATCCCGACTGCTGGCTCCATATTTTCTCCTCCAATTGGAGAGCGACACCTGCTGGTGGCTCAGAGCCATCAAGCCCTGATTGGGTCCATCCCTGTTTAGGAAGTGGTGTGACACTGGGAGAGACCAGACATATTCCTAGATAGCTCAATGGTAGAGCATTCGGCTGTTAACCGAACGGTTCCTGGTTCGAGTCCAGGTCTAGGAGCCACTTTTTTATTATGCTCAATTGGATCGTCACATTTTTGTCATTATTTGTAACAGATATTCTTTACACCTATTACCTAAAAGCTGTACAAAAGGACGAGGCATTTAAAGCCAGTCTATGGATAACCGTTATTTTTATTGTGTCCTGCGTTGCAGTGATACACTATACAACAGACCGTAAACTAATGATACCTGCAGCATTGGGTGCTTTTTGTGGCACCTATGCAGGTATAAAATTTAAAAAGAATGTCCCCGACAATAGGTAAATTTTATTATATAAACTATCAAGATCATACCGAGACTGAAGGCTCTTATTTTGGTATAGCCAAATGTGTAGGTAAATATGAACGCAATGAGCAAGGCGAAAATCTGCTTGCGCCTATGTATGAGTTTAAGCACCCAGACAATTCAGGCAAGATGGTGCTTAGCCTTTTTTTAGATAACGAAATATTATTTGAAGCAAAATAGCAATGGAAGAAACATCAAAAATAAAAGAAGAATTAGAGAAGAATACCGGATGCAGTACGATATTTTTAGAGAAATATGGAGAGAATATATGCTGGGGATTTAATGTCCCTAACGGTGCATCAGGTGTAGCGATAACCAACGACAGAATCCAGGGTCAGATAGTATTGTCTATGCAAACACTGGAGTCTCTTTTAGCTAAAGTAAAAAACGAAGCATGACATTTCTAAGACTGCTTACGTACATCGTTCTGTACCCATTTTATGTAATTGGGCTTGTGCTTTTCGGGCTGGCTCTAGTGGTGGTTTACCCTATACTTCTGGTGTACCTCACTGTGCTGGCTCTTCTTGAGGAAGAATAATATGATCTTTATAATCTTAGCGGTAATAATTTTAGTACATTTAAACAACAGAAAATAGCATGAAAAATTTTGATATAGGTATTACAGGACTAGCCGGCAGTGGTAAAGACACTATTGCAGACATCATATGTAAGCATTTTAATTATCGTAAGCTGAGCTTTGCTGCTGCGTTAAAGAATTTCTGCTCTCAGGCTGGATGGGACGGAAATAAAGACGAGGCAGGCAGAAAGCTATTGCAGGATGTGGGCATGGCATTTAGGATCTACAAACCTAATACGTGGGTAGAGCTAATTTCATCTCATATTGAACCAGGCGTAAACTATGTTTTCCCTGATGTGAGATTTTTAAATGAAGTAGAATATTTAAACAATAATAGAAATGGTTTAATTTTGCGTGTGGTACGTCCCAGTCTGGAGCTTACCCTCGCTCACGCGCATGTCAGTGAAAGCGGACAGAAAGACCTGGTGGTACATCATACAGTAATGAATGACCACAGTATTGAAGAACTAGAGAAAGCTGTGATAGAGTTAATTTCCAAGGAAATCGCTAAAGCTAATTAATTTATGCCTGCCACATACCAAAATATAATTATTACAGAAGAAATACTGAACAGCGAGCCAAACTCGTTTTTTGTTTATGGTGATAATCTAATGAGGGTAGGTCTAGGAGGGGCAGCCAAACTTAGAAACCATCCTAGGGCTATTGGATTTGTAACCAAGAAAAAGCCTTCACACGTACATGGGGCATGCTTTACTCCTGAAGAGTATGCTAAGCTTTTTTTCGAGCAGCTAGATCAGCTTTCAGCCCATGTCAAAAACAGCCCTAACAACAAGTTTTATATATCAAAATTAGGAGCAGGGCTTGCAAACAGGCACTGGATATGGGAAAAAGTGATAAGTCATAATCTACAAGACGAGCTAGCCGGATACGATAACGTGGTATTCTGCTGGGATCAGAATGATGAAAATTTTAACAAATAGAGATATATGGAAAAATACGCAGTAGTAGCCAAAATACTAGAACTCGCTCCTATTGACGGAGCAGACAGAATTGAGACAGCTACAGTGTTAGGCTGGAAGGTAGTTACGCAAAAGCATCTCTATAAGGTTGGAGATCTTGCTGTGATGGTCTTTCCTGATACGCTGGTACCTAAGAAGTTTCTAGATGGAGCCTATCAAGGAAATGATAAGGTCAGATTGAAGACTGTAAAGATGAGAGGACAGTATAGTGCAGGTTTACTGCTGCCTATTACGATAGTAGGCAGCAGCTTTGAAGAGGGAGATGAGGTTAGCGAACTTCTAGGTATTGAGAAATGGGTGGCTCCTGCAGCAGGGTCACTTGGAGGAGATGTTGCAGGAAATTTTCCTACGGCAATCATATCAAAGACTGATGAGTTTAATGCTAGATCTGAGCCAAACGCGTTAAATGAGGCGAGGCTTTCTCCATTTACGGCCGTTGATTTTGTGGTCACAATTAAATGTGATGGCAGCAGTGGTACATTTATAGCTAAAGACGGAGAGTTTCGAGTATGCTCCAGAAACCTTGAATTGAAAGAGACAGAGGGTAATGCATTTTGGCAGGTAGCTAGAAAGTATGCTTTACATGAAAAGCTCTTAAAATTTGGAGACAATATGGCATTACAGGGAGAGGTCTGCGGGCCTGGTATTCAGGGCAATCCAATGAAACTTAAAGAACTCACGTTCTTTGCATTTCTGATGAAGGATATCAAGTATGATAAGTGGTTAAGCTGGGCTACCTTGAAGGGGTTCTGTGAAGAATATAAAATTCCCCACGTCGAAGAGTTGGCTGTATTTAAATTCACCGAAACATACCCCACACTAGACGACCTGCAAGAAATGGCTAACAACGCAAAGTACGACCATGGGCGCACTAATGCAGAAGGCATTGTTATTAGACCTGTATCTCCAATGAAATCCAGGGTGCTACAGAAGACCTGGTGGAGTTTAAAGGTTATGAATCAGCCTTACGACATGAAGAAAGACTAATGAAAAATACAGTAGAATTAATAGGATATTGAGGATAACCCGTTCGAGTACACAATAGCTGCATTTGACCTATAATATGATTCTTAAACTTATTAAATACACTAGTAGACCTAACGACGAAGACTATATCTATCTAGCTTCGGATAAAATCTATATCATGGAAGAGATCTACACTATAGACAAAAAAACTGAAAGTTTTAAATTTTCTCATACAGTTATTGATATAGGCTTTGACGAATATGTTGTCAAAGTTAGAAATCCTGCGGAAGAAATCTGCAAAATGCTGAAGGGTAAAAAATGATACAAATCAATAAAGACATCTGGGTCAACATTATGAACGTCATATGGGTAGAAGATGTTTACGACCAAGACAAGGATTATCTGCATACAAAAATTGTCACAATTGGGGGAAACCTAATCGTGTTCGATACCTGCGCAGAAGAAGTAAGCAAACTCTTAAAACTTGATTAAAATTGGTATAATATATTGGTAGTAACTTATTAAACTATTTATTTTAAAAATTATGACAATTACAAGAACATCACCAATCACAGGCATCACACACACTGTTGATTTACCTGTAACAGAAGAGCAGCTTATGAGTTACCAGCAGGGTACGCTCCTACAGAATGCCTTCCCTAACCTGTCCGCAGGAGACAGAGAATTCATCAAGTCTGGAATCACTGATTCTGAATGGCAATCGCTATTCGGTCCAGAGACTGAGGAAGAATAGCAATCAACCAGAACAATCAACAACCCAGCACTCTAACAGGTGCTGGGTTTTTTATGTATTACTTTTGGAATAGTAACAAGACAGCGGAAGTTTGGTTTAGAAATAAACGTAGACCTCCAGAGCAAAATCATAAATTAATAACCGACAACTATTCGCCAACGGCTATTTTGTTTGGGTCCAGCTTATGTAGGGAGCTGTTTAATGCAGATGCGCCCACAGTCAATAGGTTTGCAATACTTAGACTAGTGAGGCTAGACGGAGGCTATAGCGCTTCTGGGAGTATATTTGTGAATGACAGCCTGACAATGAGTAAAATAAAGCGCTATGACTATGTGGAGCGTAGAGAAATTGAAGGGCAAGGTATCTATAGAATCGCAGATGTCAGCTTCCACACGTCGACATGTACATATGAAGTAAAGCTATTAGGAAACTCTGAGTCTTCCAGGCTAGCTAAAAATAAAGAAATGTTTCAAGTTATGAAGTCAAATCTGGATAGAGCTACATTAAACATATATGTAGAGCTAATGATGGATTTGCCTAACATAGCTGAAGAGCTTTTCCACGTAATACCAGAGGTTAAAAGAAAAAAATGACCGAAGAATACTTTAATGAAATATACGGAGAAACAAAGTCGCTTACACTGAAGGTCATATTGTCTTTCAAAGCTGTGGATTTTCAGACAGCTGAAGATTTACTTCAGCAAGTTTACTTAAGATTTTATGAAAAATGTTCGCAAGAAAACGAATTGCCTAAAGTATGCGCTTGGCTGCGCACAACGGCAAAAAACACAACCATAAAGTATCTAAAGTACATTAACGCTGCTAAAAGAGCTGTAACTTATATGGATATGCCGTATGAAGAATACGACGATGACTCCGCACTCAACGGCTTATATTTGATGATTGAGACAGAGATAAATCAGCATAAGCGAAGTAGAATAGCCAAAATAAAAAGACTTATCAACAGTCTACCTAAAAAGCAAAAGCAGGCAATGAGATTGGTCTATTTAAAAGGCTATAGAGTAAAGGATGCTGCGGTAGTTATGGGAAGTAACGAAAACTGCCTAGGCTTTCTTTTAAACAAAGCAAAAAATACAATAAAAAACAAAATTAACTTATGTTCAAAATCTATTTTAAAAACAAAGGATGCACCAGAAAGCTAAGCATGATTAACAGGCTTAGCTGTGAACCACATGAGCTTACCCCTGAATTTTGGAGTGCTCAAGAAGGACAGCTGGTGTGCTTCATAGACCCTGTGCACGAAGATAAAAAGTATTGGAGAGCAAATATGCAACTAGTAGATTCTAAAAAAATAAACTATCAAACGTACACGCTTTCTGATGGGCGAAGAATGGTCTCAGGCTATTGGAGTCCTGTGGCATATCTTGAGTTGGATAAATATAAAGCCCTTTTTACAGAGAGGGTAGGTGTTGCCCTGCACGATGTTATAAATAGCCCTGCAGCATATGAAGCATGGGAGCACCTGTGCGCCGCCCCTCATATATTTAGGGCGGCAATAGATGAATTCCATGAATGGTTCCCAAACACAAACAAAGTATGAGTAAATTACAACTAAACAACATGACAGTCGAAGAGGCAACAGAATATCTTGAAAGTATCGGAGAATGGCATACAGTACGTAATGTCCCAAGAGACGTAATGGTCAAGTGGGCCGAATATTTAAAAAACGAAGAAAATGAAATATCTAGTAATACCCGACGTTCACCAAAAGCTAGACAAGCTGGAAAGAGTCTTCAAGAAAGTCCAGAAGTTCGATAAACTGATCTCTCTAGGAGACTGGTTTGACAACTTTCATGATTCTCCTGAAGACAGCATGCGTACAGCCATGTATATTTTGGATTTGTACGAAGAGTTAGGAGACAATTTTATATGGCTCATGGGTAACCACGATATTCCATATTTGTTTCCTGAGACATACGATATACTCAGATGTAGCGGAAATACTTTCGATAAGCTTACAATTATTCAAAAGATATTTAAAGACAGGCTGCAACGGGCTAGATTGATGTTGGCTTACAGAATTAAATACGCTAAAAAGAAAGATATTATCCTTTCGCACGCAGGAGTGAGTAGATATCACTTCGCCACAAAGTCTGGTAATATTTCTTCTAAACGTGTTTTAGACCTGTGCCATGAAACAACAGGAACCTTATTCCGCATGGAAGGAGATCCTATGGTTGAACAATACTTGCCCATCCTTAAGGCAGGCAGAGCCAGGAGAGGAGATATGCCTGTAGGGGGTATAACCTGGCAGGACTGGAACCTTGAGTTTCGTCCTCACCCTCAGATAAGTCAGATTGTAGGACATACTCCTACTCAGAATCCTCAAATCATGGATGGTAATGGCTCAGCCATAGCCCCTGATAAGGGCACCCTGGAGACAGGTCTAGAGTATCATCTGGCTCCAGGAGTAAGCTATAACTTCAATATAGACACGCATCTAAATCATTATATGATCATAGAGAACGGAAAAATAACAATACATAGAAATTATGATTAAAAAAGTTAAAGAAATATCTGGACCTGTGCTAAGTCATTGGTCTGAGCGCTTGGTAGCACTAGCCTGTCATTTATTAGCAGGTTTTCTAATTCAAACATGCTGGAATAATTTTGCAGGCTGTTTTGATAGCCTGCCAGAGTTAAGCCTGTTCGAGTCAACCATACTTTGGATTTGCTTATACTATTAAAATGAATCAACTAACTACGCTGTACAAACTTACTTCAACGGGGGCTACGCAAGAATGGACCATTTTCTCTGAAGGTGGCTCATTCTGGACTGTAAGCGGCCAGATAGACGGTAAAAAAGTTACCAGCGCAAAAACAAGCTGTGCTGGCAAGAATGTAGGCAGAAAGAATGCCACGACACCAAACGAGCAGGCATTAAAAGAGGCGCAGGCTAGATGGCAAAAAAAGTGCGATGAGGGGTATGTAGAAAATGTGGGTGCTCTTGATGTTGCATGGGCATGCAGAGTTGATCCTATGTTGGCCAAGAACTATAGTGACTACAAGGATGAGCTACAGTTTCCTGTATATTGCCAACCCAAACTCGATGGCTTGCGCTGCATTGTTACCAGACATGGTGCATATAGTCGCAAGTGGAAGCCATTCTCCACGCTGCAGCATATCAGGGATGCTCTTCAGCCTGTTTTTGATAAGTATCCTACAATACTGGCATTTGACGGTGAGATGTATTCGCATGAACTCAAAGACAATTTTGAGGAGATTGTCAGCATCGTCAAGCAACCCAAAGCGACAGCTCAAGACATTGCAAAATGTAAGGAGCTTGTACAATACCATATATATGATTATGTACCTGCAGAAGAGTACGCTAATCTAATATACAAGAGTAGAGATCTAGACTTGGATGTAGCGCTTATAGACGCTCCCGACTGCCTGCGTAGAGTTAAAACAACTCTTGCATGGAACCAGGAGGAGTTAGATGAGCAGTACAACTGGTGCAGCATAGATGGCTATGAAGGACAGATGATTCGTACAGATGCTCCATATCAGCAAAAGAGAACAAAATACCTACTCAAGCGTAAAGACTTTGTAGATGAAGAGTTCTTGATCTTTGGGTACAAAGAAGGTAAGGGCAGCAGAGAAGGTTGCATTACATTGAGACTAACTACCAAAGACGGTAAAGAATTTGATTCTGTACCTGTAGGGGGAGTTGAGTATCTGCAAAGATTGTGGCAGAATCGTCTGCGGCTGCCTGGCCTTTATGCGACAGTTAAATACCAAAACCTTAGTACTGATGGAATACCAAGGTTTAACAATACCATCAAATTCAGAAACGTACTGGGAGAAGACGTAGTAATATGAATAAAGTTATTGTTTTGAGGGGGTTACCGGCATCAGGTAAAAGTACCTGGGCTAAAGATTATATAAGTAGAAACCCTAGAACTGTCCGGGTTAATAAAGATGACTTGCGGACGATGCTTCACAATAGCCAGTGGAGCGAAGAGAATGAGTTGATTATTCTCGCAATGAGGGATACTATTATTGCTGAGGCTTTACACATGAGTCACGATGTGATAGTCGATGACACTAATTTTGCTGAAAAGCATGTCACGACAATCCAGGACATAGCTGCAGATTGGGAGGCATCATTTGAGGTTAAAGACTTTGATGTACCGCTAGAGGTGTGTTTGGATCGAAACCGGAAGAGAAACAGCAGTGTGCCAGACAAGGTGATTATAGATATGCACAACAAATATGTGCTACCTAAAAAAGAAAAAGTTGTACAAAGTCCAGGCAGAACAAAGGCTGTTATTGTGGACCTGGATGGTACCTTAGCGCTGCATAATAGACATGCGTTTGCTATAGAGCAATGCGGCGCAGACAAACCCAACATTCCTGTACTTAACACTATAAAAGCGCTAAGCCAGTTTGGGTACAAACTAATATTTCTGACAGGAAGAGAAGATGCCTTCAGGCCGCAAACAGATAAGTGGCTTAAAGAAGTCTGTGACGTTGATTTGTTTGCGCCACGGTATATGTTATATATGCGGCCTACTGGAGACAACCGCAAGGACAGTTTAGTAAAAGAAGAAATACTCAGGAATGAGATTCTCCCCAACTATTACGTCGAGTTTGCGCTTGATGACAGGCAGCAGGTAGTAGATCATCTTAGAGAAATGGGGCTGCCTGTGTTTCAGGTGGCTCCAGGAAATTACTAATTTAAGTGCCCGTAGCTCAGCTGGATAGAGCAACGGATTTCTAATCCGTTGGTCGCAGGTTCGAATCCTGCCGGGCACGCCATTTTGTAAAATTTATGTCGACCGTTTCGCCGGCGTAAAAAATAAGTCGTGAGTGTTTTGCTGAAGCGGTAGTATTCCCGCTACTCAAGATTCTGTACGCTGCAGCAGATCGGCTAACCACGAAGCAGCAATTTAATCTTTATTAATTTAATTTAATTTATGGGAATGTTCGACACAATATTAGTACATAAAAGCATAATTTTACCTCTCCTGGAAGGAGAGGAATTGTTAAAAAAAGAGTGGCGCGCAGACACGGAAGGTTGTTTTCATTTTCAAACTAAAGATCTGGAAAACGTCATGTGGATATACAAGGTGGGAGAGGACCACAAAGTATGGCGGGAGGTGCATGAATATACTGAAGATCCAGAGTGTAAATATGGCATGCGCCACGAAAGGTTGCCTGATGAGCGTTGCGAAAATTTGAGCGCTTATGTAAATTTCTATGACATGGTACGTCATATTGGTGAAGATGAGGTATGGGTTGAGTTTGAAGGCCATATATTGAACGGTACGCTGGCCGAAGTTTCTTTAGTAAAATTAGAGAAAACAAATATGGCTGATAAAGAAGCCGAAATACAAAAGCAGCAGTTACGCTGGGATAAGATTAGAAGCACGTACAGCTGGAGAGTATTCTCAGCACTACGTGGAATTGAATGGAAGGTTCGTAAACTATTTAGACCTGCGTTTAATAAATACGAAAACTTCCTAAACAAACTAAGACAAGACGCAGAAAATCAATACCCAACTGAAGAATGACACTAATACAAGTAAGGGTCTGTGAGGCCCTAGCAAAACACTACCGTGTAAAAAAAGCTTTGGTGATGGATAGCGCCAAAGAATATATTAAAAATCTTGGTGAAGAACATCCCGTTATAGAGGTGGAGGTGGCTGACGAAAGGCTGAGAGTGGGCACAACTAAGGATACATGCCCTGTCGGTAAACTTTTTTTCTACAATAAGTTTATTAAGACAGAGCTGTACGCGGACGCCATCATGCTGTTTGAAAATGATGAAGTTGAGTGTGTGGCTTTTTATTCTGGTGGAGCGTTGATGGTCATCTCTGAAGCCTCACAATACGACGGTGAAGGTGGCGTATTTTTAAGAGACGCAGCCAAAACGCTAGGCTATGCTATAGAGCCGATGGCGCATTACCTCAAAAGAACGTCCCCGGTGTATTTTGAGGAATAATTGGTATAATAATTAGGAAGCTTTTGTTGTGTAAAATTTTAGAATAAGTATCGGGTGATATTTATTCTAAGTTTTCCGCAGCATATAAACCAAAACAAAATGATCATACCTAAAGAAATCGAAGATGCTATCAAACTAAAAGAGCAGCAAGAATTTTGCGCAGCGTTATGCGCAGATATTCCAGAGCTTATTGCTCAGAATTTAAACAAGCCCACAAGCTCTCCGACTTCAGATGAGCCAGGAGCCGACTTCGTTGTGGAAAGTATCCGCAATGAAATTAATCGAAGAGTTGACAGATATGGCGTAGCCTCGAAGTTGAATTTGACTGAGATGCCCTGCGCTGTATCTAGACCTGGTGTGGGCGTGTTTCACATCGATTCCAATAGGTTTATCAATTCATCAGACGAGCTAATCGACCTGTTCAAGGCAGTAGAAGAGGTTAAAGTAGAGAAAAAGTATGCTGGTCCAGACAAAAATCATGTAACCGTGCTCAAGGCTAGGTTGCCTGATAACTATGTAGCTTGCTGCGCTTATGTGCAGGCAAGACACATTCCAGCCAGCATCTTTGAGGAAGACCGAGTAGTCGCAAAGTTAATCAAGAACAAACTCGGACAGATCGTTGATGTTGATCTACTGTGTAGAGATATTCCGCCACTGAATTCAAATGGAGCATATGGATATATGCCTGCAGAAAAAGTGAAGTTACACTACCATTGGATTACAGTGAAAATTAACAAAGAAACTCAGGCATTACAATGCTGGTTTCCTGGAATTGAGCGAAATATATCTGATAGTGGAAGACCCAAGGAAATGGTTCTTGTAGGAGCCCACTACAAGAGGATAAAGAAGTCGGCAAAGTCCTATGGAGGATTCGGTGGCGAGAAACCTCAAGAGTAACAATTAAAATAAGCCAGGTGGAGCAATAAACTCCACCTGGTATTATAATATGCTTGATAGACCTAAACTTATATTTAGCTCATTCGCACTGGCGCTGTTTGGCGTACTTTGCGCAGTAAATATTATCCCGGTATTACCGTATGTCATACTAACCAGTCTGCTATACACGCTGGTGGGTATAGGTGGCGTACTGCACTATACGAAGCAAGAGATGATTGATCTTCGTGACATTTATGCCGAAAGAGAAAAGATGCTGAAAGAGAAGATTGAAACATTGCAGGAGGAGGTAATTAACAAAGAAAAAGAGAATATTAAACTAATTGAGAGACACAAATTACCACAAGAAAGACTCCTCGATACTGACTTTGGCGTGTCTAGGAAATAAATCAGTTCTAAAAACTGTAGCGGCAGTTAAGGTTGCAAGTAAAGCAGCCAGCTACTTCTATAGAAACAAAGAACACTACGCAGATTTTTTTGAGTTTAACTTTAGTGGTACTGAGTGTACGGCGGACCCTGTGACAACCGTGAGCTATCGCAATGTACCCATTGAAGAGAGCGAACGATTAAAGAAACTATACCGCCATTTTGGATATGTAGAAGAATCCGAGATATTCGGAAAATTAGGAACAGTTCCTACGAAACTAAACCTATCTTGCCCTATCGAGGCTAAGTGGGTTTATGAGTATGTAAAAAAGTTTAAAACAAAAAAATATTCACCAGACAATAAAGTTTCAAATCACGAAATAATTAAACCATTACCTCAAGTTGAGCTTGATGCGTATCTACTAATCACAGAATAGCCTGAGGAACATAAAAAGGAAAATCCTCTACGGGTTTTCCTTTTTTTAGCTATCAGCTGTGCTATAATTATAGATATGAAAGAAGACGATCAGGAATCTCAGGGATTTGTTATACCGAAAAGTTTCTTGAACCAGCTGAATGAGTATACTATAGGATATATTCTTCTAGTCTGTAATGAAAAAGGGGATCTATACTCACACGAGTCTTATGACAACCCTGTAATCAAGCTCGGCTTAACTAACTTTGCAGAAATGCATGTCAGTGCAATTCAAAAGCATATGCATAATGTGGCTCTTCAAGAAGAAGAAAATTTTGAAAAGCCTGACTCTGAAGATAATGATTCGCTTTAAGATAGCAGTAGAGCTGCTTCTCTGTCCCTGCGTCCTACAAGGCCACTATTCTTATCCCATAGACGCTTCATGCTTCTGAACTGGCCGGCCATCTTTTCATAGTCTTTAGACGATGCTATAATGTTTCTAAGCTCAAGCATCTCTGTTCTGGATGTACCTTTAAAAGATGTTCCACGGTTGAATACAAGAGATACTATAGCAGCCTGTGCGTTTTCACTGAGATCAGCGACACCAGGAAAAGCTCTCTCTGTAAGCTTTGTAAATTTAGGTAGAATAAATTCTTTAAATGTTTGAATGGCTTCTTCCCAGGTAAAGGTAATACCCTTCAGCTTAACTGTATAGTCTTTTGCGTTAATACCTTTCAATCCTCTACCACTTCGAATTAGCGCCAGTTCTGCACTATCTGTTAGCGGCTTAAAGATTTTATCGATCTCTTCTTCAGTATAATAGCCGATATCAATGCCCACCATGGCTGTTGGACCAGAAAATCCTCCTGGCCAGGTAAAAGTGCTCTTATATACCTTTTCATAATAGGCTCTCCCACCTGTCTCCTCAGTAACAATAAACTCAATACCTTTATCATTTAGTTTCATCTTCAATCTCCAGTGTGTAGTCGCCTTCTTTTTCGTTTGTAATCTTGCGCTCAGTAATATCCACAACCTCGACTTTGGCCTCTAATGAAGCATTGCTGGCGCTATTATACTTAACATCCACAATAGCCTGTCCGCCTAAATACACAGCCATAATAGCCGCAAAGACCTCTACAGTTTTGGTGAATATTGTAGGGTATACTGACAATAGCGCAGGGTTATGGTCTAAAAGAAAAAGAATACCTATACTGGTAATGTAGAATATACCCAGGATGATAAACCCAGAGAAAGCTGCAAAGAACTTCTTGCTGGATAAATGATTTGTATTAGCAAGATCTTTATTTTGTTCAGGGCATACACCGGGAGGAGTTACACCATTCTGGAGAAAGGCTGCAGCGTTTTGAGCGACATTAATTAAAGATTTAAACATATTAGAAATAAGATTGTACCAGGAAATAACCTAGAGCAAAAGCTCCAAAAGGACCTAAAAATTGTAAAATAAAACCCCACGGTCCTGCTGTGGAAATAAGCGAGCCGACCACAGTAGAACCTACACGCAAGTATAGTAACCCTAGAAAAGCTCCCGCCAAGTAACCCATAAATGATTTTATTCTATCGTACTTATTACGGGTTTTATTGTGTTCGACTTTTTCGGCCACTACCTTCTGCTCTGCATTAGACAATAGACCACGACAGCGTTCACTTTCCTCATACAGTTCTATTTTTTCTTTTTGTTGAAGAACAGCCCAATCCTCCAAAGCCTTGAAAGATTCGTCTATTGAGGCTTTATCTTTCTTAAGCTGTACGATTCTTTCACCAGCCTGCATAAGTTCGCCTCTTAATTCTAATAACTCACTAGTAATAGATGGCTTTTTTTCAACAGCTATCAATGTTGCGTTCAGGCAAAGCAAAATTAAAATTACAAAATATCGCAGTTTCATCTATTTACCCTCTAAATCTAAAATAATTCTATCCAATCTGGATAAAGAATTGTTAACGGCCTTATTGAGCTCATCTATATTTTTACCTAGAGAACCAGAGGACATACGAGGAGGCTGCTCTAATGTAGGCGGAAGTGATCTTGTTCTGGGTAGACTAGAGCAAGAAGCTAGCAATAAAAAGATCAATAAATAAACCCTACTCATTCCCGTACGGTATCATAAACTGCCAAAAAGTGTCAAGTGCATAAAAAAAGCCTGATCGGGAACGTCAGGCTTTTTTATTTGTATCTTTAAGGTTATATTACTTTGTAGCTTTACTGGCCTCTTGCTGTTTCTCAACAAGGTTTAAAACCTTGCTCAAATCTTCTTTTAAAACTTGCTGCTGCTGATGCTGCGCTGAGAAATACCAGACTGCTCCTGCGAACTGTAGAATTAAACCTAGGGCAGCTGTGGCAAAATATCTAAGCACAGTCTCGCGCATCTCTACGTAACTATCGGCGGTCTGTCTTAAAAAGCTGAACTCTTTAGCCAGAACGGCTAGCTGCTCAGACAAGCTGGCTGTTATTCCCCTTAGACCATTTTTACCATCCACACCTATAGAGATATGCATAACATCTCGAGCCATATCTCTAACGGTGTGCATAGACTGCTCTAGTGACTCTATATTCTTCTTGGTATTCTCAGACAACCCTAATAGCTGATGTTTGATATTATCAATTTCAGAATCAATCAACATATATTGGTTTCGCAATTCCCAGATAGCTGGGTCGCTTGAGGGAGTGTATTGAGAAGAGTTTTCTGCAGAATCTTGATGCATGGCAATAACGATTATATCAAAAAACTATAGGTTTTGTCGCCGAATTATTTCTATTTTTTCTTCTGGATCTACCTGTTCTTCATTAGAAATGTAGTAGTTCATTTCCTTGTCATCATAGGTTTCTTTTTCGGCCGGCTCGTCATCATTAACATCTTCGTCAATTGTCTCAGCTTCTTTCTTTGCTCCTCTAAAAACCGACCTCACCGAATCATTATATACCTTGTCGACGATTAATAGCTCGCTAGTACCGACTTCTCCCAGGTAAACACCTTGCCTGGGCTTAATCATAGAGTGCTCCACACAGGTCCACTGGGACTCGTGTACACCCAACATTTTCAATGCTTCCACTCTTTCTTTGGGAATGGGCTTGCCGCTAACTACACAAATATATTTATTCTTACTCATATTCTTTAAGGTTTACTGAGGAGCCTGAGCTGCCTGCTGTTTAGCCCCCTGCAATCCTTGAGATTTAGACTGCGAGGTCATTTGTTCTAGTTGAGATTTTACTTGAGCGTAAAGATCCTGGTCTTGCGCCTTGATCTGCTGAAGTTGAGCTCTTCTTTGAGCGCCATCCATAGGGAATAGCTGCTGAGCTATCTGCTGAGCTTGCGCAAGCGCGTCTTGAGGTGTAACTGGTCCTCCTCCGCCAGGTGCGCCGCCTGCTCCTCCCTGCTGTTGCCCTTGTAGCATCTGCATCAAGCTCTGCTGTGTGGCTTGAGCTATCTGCTGCTTTTCTTGCTCTTCCTGCTGGATCTCTTGAGTAAGCCTGTCTTCTTCCATCTTCTTCCTAACCTGATCAGAATAATCGAAGTTATAGAGCTTGAGGAGTTCGGATCTTGCAATAGCGTTAGCTGACACCAGCTGGCCAATGATTCCTTTGCGCTCCATATCGTCAGAGAATGTAATTGGGATGAGTGCCACTTTAGCTTTAGGCAAGCCTAAGATATTACCCACGACATCACCAATATGGTTCAAAAGAGTGTTGTAGTTGGTCGGAATAATGCTCCAAGCGTTTTCGAACATACGCAACATAGGCCCTGCAGCCTGCTGCTGGAATGTCATTTGGAACATTTCTACCGGCACATCAAGAGCGTTCAGGATGGTGTTCTTAGCTGCCTCCATCATGTCTACAGGAGCAAGCTTGGTTCCTTCGCCTCCGAGCTGCTGGTAGTTTAAAGGAAAAGCAAACTTATGATAGGCTCCAGGATCTCTCCTATGCTCGTCGATCATCTCGTCAACAGCACTGGTCCATACAGCCCCGTTCTGGTTTAACAGAGGATTGGCTGCAGGGTTGGTGGCATCACCCATTGATATAACTCTGAAAGGAGCGATATCCTCAAAACAAATAACCTCATTGTATCTCTTCAGTGTTTGAAGCATGAAGAAGTCCTCAAAGATAAACATGCTAGGAGGGATAGCTTTGCCATCTGTGCGCATAGTACTTGGAGAGTCTAGCTTAAGATGTATGAAATTTTTAGAATTGAATGAGAGCATGGTCTTGTTGAAAATGCACTCAAACACAATCTTTGGAGTTTTTTTACTATAAAACTTATTGTTTTTAGTTGTAACTTTTTTAGCATACTGCTGAGGAATATCCCAGAAGTACTCTGCCTCACCTGTAGTGTCTTCGTATCTAATCTTTATTTCTTTTGCAGGCCAATGAACAACGTGTATTTTCTGGATATCATTCGCAGGCTTATCCATGCACTGATGCTGCCCTTTATAGCCGCATTTCAAGCACTGTAAAAGATACTCACCTTTGTTAAACTCAAAGTTGTTGGTTTTATCTATGCTTGTAGATTTTTGGCATTTAGGGCATGTAAGGTATCTATAAAACCCTTGGTTTACGGTGATGAACTCGTTTCCATATGCGAGCAGGTTTAAGCCTGCCTTAGAGCATATCTGTTTCCATTTTAACTGCTCAAATACTTCAGTATATTTCTTTTTAGCCTCTTCATCGTCGCATTCAATCGTAAGAGATGTAATAAAATAGTTAGCAATACGGTTGAGTGCCTGCTTGTAGAATCCGTTTCTGTACAGGAAGTGTTCTGCCCATAACAGCATCCCCTCGATGTTCATCGGGAGATACTGAAGCGGAATATTATAGAATGGGTTAGAGTAGCGATCTCTACCCTTGTCACCTATCTTAAAAAAACTTTGTGGGTCGTCAGGAGTAAACATATTATTCTTCTGTTTCTAAAATCTCTTCGATGGGTGTTGGGTTAGCTAGTTTTTGTTTGTTTTTTGAGTCTGCGACAGCAAACCCATCCGCATCAAAATATTCGGCTTTTTTTGTGTTGTCAAAATCACTCAAGGATTTTTCTGTGAGCATTCCGTTTTTTTCCATAAATTAATCTTGATTTTCTTCAGGTACTTTAAATAGAATCATAAACTTTCTAGTAGAATCTGGCGAGTTAAAAGTAACACCAGGGTAATAGACCTGCTCTGCTCTATACGAACCATCTCTGTATAGCATAAGCATTTCTCCGATCTTCGGCTCGAAAACAATAGAGTCTTCGTCAGCAAAAATGAGCATTATTGCCTGCTGATGCTCTACCACATAATTTACTTTTGATTTAATTCTTCCGAAAGAGTTCTCAAAAATTACAATCTCCTGCCGGACTTCAGGGACAGATACAGCGGCATAATCTTCTTCTGCTTCTTGCTCAAAATCAGTGAAGCTTAACCTGGTAGGCTTAGACATCTCTGCGGACTTACGAGAATTTTTCTTTTTGCCTGTATGTGATTTAGAGGAAGTTGTGGTTTTTATCAATTTACCTCCTCCTTTTATAGCCACATCCTCAAACTGTTTCTGCTGGGCTCTAATATCGGCTTCTTTACCAAAAATACTCACACCGTGCTGGTCCAGCTTTATTCCTGTAGGAGAATATACCGATTTACTAGGATCACTTGATCCTATAACAACATCTCCTGATTTAAAATGACTTTGATCTAGGTTATCCATACGCATATTTATTTAAGTTTATATTTCTAGAGGACTGTTATATAATGGTTTTAATAACAAGCAACACTTTTTTAAAATGGCCAAAAGTATCCAAATTTCAAGACGTTACGTCGACACCAGCAAGGAATTGTCATCTTACCGGCTTTATATGGAGGCAATTAACGCCCAGGAAATGACCAACAAAGTGTTCATAAAGCAAAGAGTTGTCAATTTTTCTAAAGGCACTACTGATGATATTTTTGTGGGTGTATGTACGCCTGCTCAATTAGAAGACCTCGGAGAAGACTCACCATTAGCAGGAACTTCGTTTTTTAGATCAAATACTGTAGATTTAATCGCCACCACCTCGGAAGAATTAAAAAACATACTAGACTCGGCTATCTTTGAAGTAAAAAAATTGGTGGACGATCTTTCGGCCTTGGATGTACTGGCTGACGACGAAATATACAGTATTCAACCAAATCAGCCAGTTACAGTGCTGGCTAATTCTCCTGGCATATCAAGTGTCTCCCAAATAGGAAACAGCCTGCTTGTTTATTTTACTGCGCCTGACAATGTGCTGCCTAGATATATAGATAACTACGAGTATAGCCTAGATGGAGGCGCAACCTGGACTCTTGCTTCGCCTGCCGCAGCCTATAGCCCTATAACTATAAGCGGAGTAGCTTACAGTACAACTTACAGTATTAAGATAAGAGCAATAACAGGAGGATTGAGGGGAAAAAGCTCCGCAGCGTTCGGGCACACAACATTTGTCAGAGGTATAGCCACAAAATTTAAGGGGACAGTTAGTTCAGAATGGATGGATATTGCGAACTGGACGGATTCTTCCGATGTATCCGCAGAGACATTACCCACAACTTCTACCAATGTTGTTTTACAGCATGATTGTGTGGTTGATGTAGATTCTACACTTTGGCGCTCACCTCAAAGTATATCCGCAGGCGCGTATGACATAACATTTAATTCTAGCGCGCAAGTGAGACCGGTAGTTACAAGCAATATTACTGCGACCACCGGATTGGTAGTATTTAATGGAGTAGACTACGGAACATTATGAGTACAATAACAGGAAACACAGAGTTCAATAACAGCAACAACAACGGAATAGTTACCGGGGAAACTTCTTTTTCCGGTGATAGTGCAAATACAGGTACTATAATTGGAGATGCTTATTTTTCAGACTCTTCGGAAAATA